GACCTTCTAATTAAGTTTAATTGATGATGAGACACATACTGTAGTTCTATTAAACTTCCAGTTCTAGATTGATATTCAAATGTGCCTATTCTATGAACAGCCGGTGTTAAACTATCTATACTGCCTACACCCGTGGCTAAAGCTAAAGGTTGACTAGTTTCAAAATTAGATATTTTTTCTTCTAAATTTTTTACTCTATCTGCATATTCGTTTTCTACCTGAGGGCCTCTCATATACTGATTTAAGTCTTCAAAATATTTTTCAAAAATACTTTGTTGTACTTGAGCAGCAACATTGTTAAACTCTCCTGGAGTCATGTAACCTCTTTGCTCTTTATTAAGGATATACAATACCGTTTGGTATACATTATTTACGTTAACTGCCATTTATATATATTTAAAAAAAGGTGGCGGTAAGGCCACCTTATTTATAATCACTTATTATTTTAGTTTTTTCTCTATTGCTTGATAAACATCTACACCTTCATCTGTTTTAAACCATGCAGCTAATGCTGAATATGGATTCTCATCAAATGGAATTGTAAATAATTTACGACCATTACTTGCCCATTGGAAAGTTCTTTGATCTTGCGCTAGTTTTAATATATTTAGTTCACAAGCTTTTATTCCAAAGTTTCTTAATTCTACATTTTCATCTTCTGCTAAATCTAAGAAAGCTCCTGGACTTTTCTTTGCAAACATTAATACATCTCTTTTTATCTCCTTAGAACTCATATTAGATACGTTAGAACCAAGTTCAACTCTTAATATAGCTTCAGCTTGCTCTATTTCCATTTCATATGCAGTGTTTAAAGCCGCAAGTTCCAGTTCTATTGAATCATATTGATCTGCTGCTTGTACTACAGCGTCAAATTCTTCATATATCTGTCCTTTAGCAGGGTGATAAAGAGATAATAGTTTTTGTAATTGCACATTTTCTTTAGGAACACTTAATGAACCATTTTCAAAAATAATATGTGCTAAAGTTGCAGGTCCTTTTTGTTCATCTGCAAAAACACTTTGCTGATTTGTTGCGTATCTTAACTCTCTATTATATCCTTTTTCATCATCAAACCAAAGCAACGGGTGTCTTGTTGTATGTCTTGAACCTAATTTAAATGTTATAGGTTCTTTTGAACCTTTTAAATAGTAATTTCTATCTTTATACTCCCAAGTTTTTACTGGAGTTTTTTCTTCTAATGTTTCCATAATATAATATAATATAATAATTAAAAAGACCCCGCCGAAGCGGGATCTTATTTTGTTTTAACTGATAGTTACAGCGGGATAAAGAATATCGTCGTTGTCATCAATTATAGTAGGACCTTGAATTAAAGTCACTACTGAACCTTGAGCAGCTACCAGCATTGGCTCCCATGCATCAAAAATATCTTGATCCGAAGGAACTGTACCAGCAGTACTTGAGTAAGTAAGGGTTATCGTGTCTTTAGCAGCATCGATAGCCTCAACAGTAAGTACTAAAGCACTTGAGCTAACTTCAGCTCTAGTAACGTACGTACCGTTTATTAATTGAGCATCACCTTTGTTTTCAGGTAAAGTATCTTGCTCGTTGAATCTAATCATTCCCATAATTTCTAATCTTTAAAATGTTAATAATTATACAGTTGACTTAAACAATACGAAATTGTTTGCAGCTTGTGTTACTAAACATCTTTCAGATAAGAAGTTAACTTGCATAGCATCTAAGTTAGAAGTGTATGCACCACCAACAGAACCAGTGATCCATGACTTATATCTTCTATCATCAGCTTGCGAAGCTCTATATCTTACGTGTAAGAATGGTCGTCTGATATTTTGACCTAACATTTGATCGTATACCGTAGATGTACCAGCAGGAATTAAAACACCATCGATGTCTTTAGTTAATCCTCTAGTAGTAGCATCATTTAAGTATTTCCAGTCAGTTTTGTAGAAGTCATAAGAACCTCTTCTAAAACCAGCAAAACCAAAGTTAAGTGCCATCTCAGCTTCATTATCGAATAAACCATAAGAAGCAGCAGCAGTAGAAGCATAACCTCCACCAGCTTGAGCAGCAATCATATCATCGAAGTCAAGAGCAGTTTTTCTGTTTAAGAATAACATGTTTTCTTCAATAGCACCTTGCTTGTCTAATTGCTTAAGGATAGCATCGAAATCACCCATTGCACCAGAACCTGGAGCAGCAGCACCTGCAAAGTCATTCCATACATTACCTCTAGCTTCAATAGCAGCGAACATACCTTCTGTACCTTTAGGAGCTACATTAGCACCAACAGCAGGAGCAGCAGGATCATTATTAAATAATGAATCGCCTTGTCCAGCAGCAGAGAAGTCATATGCTAAAACACCTGAATCAGCAGCTGTTAAACCATTTGTGTACTCACCTTCAACGCATACCATTTCAAGATAATCTTCGAATCTTAATCTTGTTTCAGCTTCAGCTTTCATATACCAGAAATATCCAGCAGTTCCATCTTCAGCAGCAACTTCGATCCAACCGATCTGAGCAGTGTCAGAACCAGATACTTCAAAGTAATCTTTGATAATAGCAGGGTTGTTTTGGAAAGTAGTTAATTGTGGTTCAATTGACTTTTGATTGTTTGCTACACCTTTTGGAAATTCAGAACCATAAACAAATAGTTTGTATCCAGTAGTTACAGCACCAAAAACAGCAGCTAAATCTAAAGCATCATATACAGCAACTTCTACTTGGTTAGCAGCTGGTAAATCAACTACTAAACATTTTGTTGTAATGAAACCATTAGAAAGTACAAGAGTGTTATTTATTTTTATAGCATTGTTTCCTGGTATAACTAATATATCAGTAGCAGCACCAGTTCTAGAAACACCTTCGTAAGCAACATGCAATCTGTTTTGTTCAGACCAAATTACTTGATCCGATGTCATAGGCATTTCAGCGCCTACCATTCTTAGGAAACCAGAAATAGTTCTGTTTCCATATCTCTCAACCTCAGCTTCATAAAGCTCAGGAAGATACTGTTGTGTCCATTGCGAAAAAGCCGCATCCTGAAAATTAATATAATTTGTAGGAAGTGTAACTTTATCTGGCATTGGAACAATAGAAGCTGGGAAGCTTCCACTTGTTGAAAATCCCATTTTAATTTAGTTTTAAGTTATTGTTTGTATTTTTTTATTCTCAACTTAGAACTATCATCACCACTAATTGCCCTTACCTTAAAACCTCCAATTGTAACATCCGGAGATGTTCTTATTTCAGTATCAATGTTTTTAGATTTAGCCATAATATTTTTAGTAGCATCAGCTTGGCCTTGCTCATAAAAATGTTTAGCTAAAGCATCAGGGTTTCTAGCAGCGTAAATAGCTTTGTGGTAGCCTTTATAATCATTGACTTCACCTTTATCGTTTAAGAACTTCTTAACTAAATTACTTAAGTCAGACTGTTTTTCTGCTATGTCATTTGTGTTATTAACTTTATACCTAAAAGATTTTTCACCTAATTTAAAGTCGAAACCTTCGAACTCTTTAGTAAAAAAATCATTGGTAGTAGTTTTAAACTTTGCATGACGTTCTTTAACCACGTTTTGTTCTTCGTTGTATCTATTGAAAAAATCCATAGCTTTTTGTTGCTCTTGAGTAACGCCCGGTCTCAACTTGATCTCGTCGTAATATTTACTCTTTGTTTGCTCTAAAAAACCTCTGGCTTTTGCAATTTCTTCTTTTAGTGAAAGTTGTTTTAATTTAATTGTTCTTTCACTATCCTCTTCATCATCCCAAGAAAACTTGTCATCCATTAAAAAACTTATTTCATCGGAATCTAAATGAGGTTTAGTATTTTTATAATATTCTCTTAATAGTTGTTCATTGTTGAGGTCATTATAATTAGTATTTAATCTAACATAATCTTCTACAGTTCCACCAGTTTCTTTCATGAAATTTACTAATTTTTCTATATTTTCTGGTAAATTATATTCTGGTTTTGTTTCTTCTGTTTTTGTCTCAACAACTGGCTGATCTTCTTCCTGTATTTCCATTATAACAGGTTCATCAGTTGTTTCTTTTTCTTTTTCTTGCGTTTCTTCTTTAGCTTCTACAACCGGTTCTTCAACAACTGGTTCTTCAACTACTTCTAGTTTATCTACACTTGTAGCTTCAGCTTCAGCGTTATCTGTATCTTCTTTTTGCTTTAATGCTTCTTCTTCTTGTGTTTTAAAATCAACTTTTGCAACGTCATCCACTACTTCAGTTAATTTTCTAGGTCGACCTCTTTTCTTTTTAATTTTAAAGTCGCCTTCTTGCTTTACTTCTTCTGACATAATATAATATAATAATTAATAATTAACGAGGACCAAATGCTTCTAAACCAAATGAACCATCTATAACATCGTTACCTGCTGATTCAAAGTTTATAGGCAAACCATCCTGCTTTCTTTGTTCTATCATTTCACTCTGTTGAGTGGCTTGAATTTTTGTACGTTCATCTTTCCTGTCTTCAATAGTTGCAATTTTTTGTTCTTCCGTCTTTAGTTTGGCAGTAGATAATTGCATGTTATATTGAAACTCCACATCCATTAAGTTTCTTTTTATTTGTGCTTCAGTTTGCATACGTTGTATTTCAAACTGTGACTTAGCTTGTTCTATTTGAACTTGACTTTCCGTTAATGCTTGTTGTTTTTGCACTTCAAACATCGCAGCTTTCTCAGCAGTTTCTTGATTTGCTTGAGCCTGCATTTGTATATTTTGCTGTTGAAGTTGTTCTTCACGTTTTTGTTTTTCTTTTCTACGCTTTTTTAACAACTCATTAGCGAGTTTAATATTGTTTATGTTTCTAATATCTATAGCATCTTCTAAATCTATACCTCCAGCTCTTAATGCTATTTGTATATTTTCTTCAAGCTTAGCTTTGTCTTCATCATCAGGTTCTAATTCAATATAAATACCAAAGTCATGTAAATTTAAACTTGCTAATTCTTCTAATGTAGCTGTATTAAATGTAGTTATACTATCTCGTAACGCCATTTGTGTAAGTGGAAACTGTAAAGAATCTGCTACACGTAATGAAATGTTTTCACAAGTTTTTAAAGTCAAATATAAACTTGCTTGCATTATATGTCTAGTAGCTACATTAGAATTAGCAGCAGCTAATTTTTGCAAACCAACTAAAGCGTTTT